GTAGGAACAGTTGTATGCACCTACATTGCAGCGGTCTAGTGCAGGGCCAGCAGTCATCAATGCTCTCATGCTGGGCATGATGTCCTGATTCAATACTGCCTCTTCTAATTCTGCACGTAAGTCTTCAGGCATAGCATAGTTCTTTGCAGAAGAACCTTGTCTGCCCATCTTAGATAGGTGATCTTCCATGTAGTCGAAGTATCGTTCTACTGTTTCAGCCCATGTTTCACGCCGTTGTTCATCTTCTTTCCATCGTGCATACCGTGATAGCGCAATGAAGTTTTGGTAGTCGGTTGGTAGGTAATTATTCATCTGTCACTCCGTTATAGTTCTCATTGTTCTAATGTCAGCACCGTTAACATCATATAAATATTCACGTATGCCATCCTCTATTTCTTCTCCAACCATGCCGTCAGCAGGTATAGGATACTCTTCTTCATCTATGTCTAGAGTAATAAATACTTTAACTCTCATCACTAGCCGCCACATCTTCAAGTAAAGTATTTAAATACCACTGCGCTTTTTGTAAGTCTTCTAGTGGCTTACCCTTATAGTCAAATCTCCACAGGTATTTCATAATATTACCCTGAAGATAGTATTTAAAGTTAGGACCAAGTGCAGCCTGAATAGCAGCAATGCATTCAATACCTGACTGATTATAATGAGTAGGATTATTTACCATATCTGTTTTATCCATAGACCAATCTTTTAATGCACCAGACTCATCTGATGCCATAGCTTGCTTCATATATTCCTCATGTCTCATGCATTACCTCCTGTCTTTGTGTTAAATGCTAGATGAACTACATTACCATCATAGGTTTTTTCTACACCCATTTCTTCCTCTAGTTCTACATCAATATCCATTTCGTTGTCAACAACTTTTATGACATACTCGTGTATTAAATTCCTAATAGATTCTTCTTGTTCCATGACAGGCACACTAGAACACATCATTTTAACAAAGTGCATTAGATTACCGTAGTCATCATCATTAAGTGGGTTTTCAGGAAATGCCAGTATAGATATGTCTATCTCACCATCCCATTCACCATTGTCATCTGTAAAAGGTCTTACACGTATGATAAAATCTTCATCATATATTTTATTAATCATATCATCTTTGCTCATTTTTTAATCCTCCTTTTTACAGTAGAGTTTGGATGACTGATAAAGATAGGATGTTTATCTTTTCCTTTTTCCTTCAACCAATCTTCTGGTATGATGCGATCATAGTATCTAAATCCATTTTTGATACACCACTTAGCATAAGTAGTTTTTGATCCTTTACGTATTTTACTTTGACTGTTTTCAAATACAAATCGTATGTCAAGATCAGGATGCTGCTTACGTATAAGCAACTGTCTCCTTCTATCAGCAGGAACAAATCGACCTTTAACCTCAACAATAATACCGTTGTTGAGTACAAAGTCAGGAGTATATGTTCTATATGATACGTCTTCCCATTCAATTTTTATTTCTTCATACCTAAACTTTCTCCTATCTGACTTTAACTTGTCAGATATAATCAACTCAAGCCCACTACGGTAGCCATACTTACGTGCCATTCTCCATGACTTATGATGCTTTTTGCTATACAACAACTTCTCCAATATAACTAACCGTTGGTGGTGTTTTAGCCTGTGATTTTACAGATGGACGCTCCGTTAGAGCATCCCAACAATCAAAACGATAAGAGCAAAACCGACACCCATCATTAAGTATTTTGTTACCAGTCTCTTTACCTCTAAACTTCTCTGGTACAGGTTCATAGCATCTTTCAAATTTATTCTCCTTTACTGTGTCTACTGTCTTTTGTATCTTAGATATCTCTTCATCTAAGTTAAGACCTGATGCTGGCACATATTTAAATTTACCATTGGCTTTGTTTACTACCCACCAGCCACCGACATCTTTACCTGATGCCTTTGCATATCCTGCAAGTTGTCCTACATAACCAAACCCATCCCCACTAGCCAGCTTTTCATATGACTCAAACTTGTTTCTATAGGACCAATCAGATGCTGACTTAACGTCATCGACAGCACCATTAACAACAATATCATATGTTCCGTTAACGGATGCGCCATCCAGTTCCAGTGTAACATGTTCAGGTTCTTCATACTTTACTCCTGCTTCTTTTAAAAGACCCTTGAATACTGCCTCAACAATATCTCCAAGCATCATGTTCATTACAAATGTAGTTGGTTTGGGTAATGCTACTTCTGGTTTATTCTTGTCATACCAAAGTTGGCAAGTGGGGCGACCCACATTTGACATACGTAGTTTAAAATCGCCCCGCTTTTTACCACTACCAAACTGCTTCTTGAGTGCTTCAGCTATATCAGAAGAAACCTGCTCAATAGTTTCCTCTGACATTTCTGTTTTGCCTTGCACTGCGTCTTCCATATATTGATGGAGTGCGAGTTCAGCAGGGTGATGCATTACGCTACCTCTTCTTCAATTTCAATATCAACTAGGTCATCAACCATATCAATATCGTCATCTCCCATTTTAGAGTTAGTCTTCTCTGCCCACGCATTAATAATGTAGTTATTGTAATTATCAATCCATGACATGAAGTCACCAAACAATGCCTGATCTTGCTCAGTTAACTCAATGGTCTTTGTAACATCCAGCGATGCCACTGGCACATAATAGGATGCACCCGTAGGAATCTTACGCTCACTGGTATTCGCAGTGATTATGTGCTGGATGGGTAAGCGTTGCATCTTTGCCAAAGTGGTGAAGCTAGAACCGATCTCCTTAAATGCGTCACGGTTATCAACCTCCCAGATGAATGGTGTAGAGTCTACCTTTACAGACTCACCCTGTTCATTCTTAGGGTCAATCAACTCCACCTCACCAAAGACGACACGTACACGCTTGATTGCTTTAAGCAAGTCTTGCTGTGCTTGAGGGAGTGCCTTGAAGTCTTTGATGTATCCTGCAGGTTTGCCACAGTTAAACCCACCGTCATTATCTTTGAGGTCAATGTCCAGTGTATCTGCCATAACGCTCTTAACGTAACGATTAGGATTCTTTGCATCACCCTGAACAAAACGCTTGTGCATAAAGCGTTGCATGAATGGCCTCATCTTAATGCTGGTAGCATAGTGAGTAGGACCATCAGGTATCTCTAGCTTATATGTACCACCCTTAACCAACACCTTATCTGATCCGATAATAGGTGAGTGATTAATGCGTAGTCGTGCAAGCGAACTAGAAGAGGATGATGTCTTCTCATGTGCAATACCCATAGCCTTTGCCATAGCAGCATAGTTATTGGTATCAACTGTTGTCAATTGTGTCATAATATTCTCCTTCCTTTTAAGTTTAGACCCGTAGTTATATCAGGTTACGTCTTTAGTGTCAAGCCAATTGTCGCCAATTTTTGATTCTAATAGTAGTGGCACATTAAACTTTATGCCCCACCTAAGAGTAATCAAGTTAGGTAAATCTTCATTGGTTTTCTTAATTATGTCGATAACCTTATTCTCCTCCTCTGGATGTACATCAATCACAATCGAATCATGCACTGTGTTTACTACACATGATCGTATATTGTCAAGCAGTTTATCAATGTGCAGTAAAGCAATAGGCACAATGTCTGCCGTGGCAAATGATTGTACAGGGTAGTTTTTTATCTGTGTAAAGTAAGATACACGACCATTAGGTTTACGAACTACATTAGGAAAAGAAAACTCCCGTCCTGATGGTGTAACTATTTTTTGTGTCGAGATAGCTTCTTTAGCCAACTTGGAATGCCAAGCTGCGACCCCCGTGTATTTGTCGTTGAAGTGTTCGTAGTAGGCTGCTTCTGCTTGTGTGCGTCCGAACCCCGTTGCCCCGTAAAGGGGCGCAAAGGTGTGTGCTTTTGCATCCTGTCTATTCGTAGGCTGACCAGCTTTACTAATAACTTCAGCGGTGTATGCGTGTACATCAAACCCAGTAGATACTTCTTCAATTGCAACTCCATCCTGTGATAAATATGCGGCAGCACGAAACTCTAGCTGTGCAAAGTCAGCCTCAAGTATCTTACCGCCATCCCATCGTGACACAAATACTTTCTTTACAGGGAACGTGCCGCCACGTGGCATGTTCTGCATGTTTGGATTAGCACCAGACAGTCTACCTGTCGCAGTGCGATGTTGTAGTAAGCTGACATGCAGCATACCATCTTGCTTGGTGTAGTTCTTGATACCATCAACAAAGGATGACAGGTAGGTATCAACAGCACTTAGTCTCTTTACCTTAGACAAGAACTCAACAGCAGTGTCCATACCCTTTGACTTAGCAACAGCCTCAAGCAACTGTAGGTTATTCTTGCTAGTGCTAAAGCCATTGGCACTGGCCCACTTAGCTGATGGTGGCTTGAACTTAAAGCCAGCCAGCTTGTCTGTAGGATTAAACAGATAGCCCTCTGTGTGACACTCTGGACACTTGCTAGGTTTAGCAAAGGGCTGACCATTCTTCTTAGTCTTCCTTATATAACCTGTACCATTACATGCACGACACTGAACAGCCGTAGTGCGATACAATCGTTGTGTGCCTGTGGCTAATAGATCGCTAAACTCTTTATCACCCATGTACGGATCAATCTGTGTAGCCCAATCTGTTTTGTTAATAACCTTACGACCATAGATAACCCAAGACAATTGCTCTGGACTATTTAGGTTGATAGGTGTATCACCCATAACTCTACGAACATGAACCTGCAAGTCGTCAATAAGTTGACACTTCTCCTGTTCAAACTCTTGACGCACCTCTTCAAGCACGTCCATGTCAACCTTGAACCCACGCTGATATATACGTGCCAGTGTGACACATACCTGATTAGTCAGTGTTACTGTATCCATCAGGCTAGAACTTTCTGTCATTAACTGGCGCATCAGCTTGTCTGATAGCTGCTGTGTGGCATGTAGATCAGCAGACAAGTATTCACATAACTCATTGTATGGTATGTCGCGTGTGCTATATCCCTTTTTAAAATACTCCTTGAGTGTGTCCTGTTTCTTGGTATCTAACTGGTAGCGTTCAGCACAAGCCTCAAGTGATAGTGGTTCTTTTTGTCCACGTTGTAGTACATACTCTCCAAGCATAGTGTCAAAAACAGGGCCATCATACTTGAAGCCAGACTCCCACAGCCAAAGCAGATCATACGCTGCATTGTGCGCGATGATAATAGTAGCTTGGTCCAGCCAATCCTGCACCATTTCTCTACCAAAACCTGTAGTTGGCTCTTCACTGTGATCAAAGGTAACGATAGCCTTGTTGCCTTGATCTGTGAGCATACCCACCATAGTTAGTGAGTTGTTTGGCTCAAATGGATCAAGGTGTAGCTTGCCATTACGTTCTGTCGTTGTGTTCTCTACATCTAGAGTTAGCTTCATTATGTGTACCTCGCTGTTCTATATTCTAAATTACTTGTAACACTACCGTGCCATCCTGTCAATTTGTTTTTGACTACATTCAAGTGACGTTGAGGGTCTTCCTCCTGATTATTATCAGAGATAACATTCTTAGCAATCAGTATCATCAGGTCTGCTTCTGCTGCCTTGCCTGTCTTTGATCCCTCCATCATAGACTGATTAAGCACTGTCCTGCCCTCTGCATCTGCTGACAACTGTGACATATAAAATATAGCACACTCATGTTGTTTGGCTATCATACGGGCATGTACAGCATTAGCCTTGAGTGCCTCATCAGGACGGGCAAAGCCCCCTGCCTTGGCAAACTTATCACCCATGTCCAACAGCACTATGTCAGGCTTGTATGTCTTACACACAGACTCTACCCAATTCATGTCACGTCCTGTAGCATCCTTAATCTTAATACGTTCCTTGACAGGGGCATATAGATCACGTGCCTTGGAAGGGTCTTTCTTAATCTCCTGCATCGTCATACCTGTAGCAGCAGTCAGGTATCTAGCACCGACACGGTGATAGCCTTCCTCATTACATAAGATAATACAGTTAGCACCCTGATGGGCAAAGCCGCCGGGCGATGCAATCATTGATGCATGAAACGATGTCTTGCCTGTATTGGGTCTAGCACCAATCTCAATCAAGTGACCAGCATTGACACCCTCTACATTCATTACAAGGTTCTGCATGTTGAATGTCCAACGTGCCTCAAGATCATTACGTGCAAGCAATGTCTCAATGTCAATGTCATCCCACTCAATATTTAGGTTAGGTGTAAAGTCGTCACCATACTGCTCAAGTATATGACGCAGTGGCTCAAGACTAGACTTGTCACCTACTACATACTCGACACCTAGATTGGCAATGTCTTCCCCGACTGCCTGTTGAAACAGCTTAGACAGTACCTCCTGCGCTACATCCCCACCTATGGGTTGCTCTCTCTTAATCTTAGCGAAGAGATTGGAGTAGGCTTGCTTCTGTGCTGTAGTCAGGGTGGGATTGTTTGCCATAAACAATGCCTCAATCTCATCAGGCGTAACAGTACGCTCGTACTGATCCATTGCCTTGTCGATAGTGTTCTTAATCTTTCTTACATCCTTACTGAACAGGCGATCAGGGCAACGTGCGCCACGGTGATCATCGTAAAACTCCCTGTCCATCAGGCTTCTAATTAGTGATAATTCCATTTAACTTCTCCATGTCTGTTGGGTTACAATACTTTATATCATCTTCCAGTTTGACAGGGCGTACATCAGATACGTAGCCCCGTAGTTCTTTAGCCATCTGAAGTGACTTGGTTAATGCATCAGGGTCTAATGCTATCAAGGCTGTTGAGAACTGTGAGAGATAGCTTCTGTGCGAATCTTGAAGCGATGTTCCAAGAAGCGCGACCCCAACATAAGAAGACCAATCACCGACAACGGCTGCACTCACACAGTCCTCAACAACTACAGCGACTTTACCACAACCATGTACATATGGCAAGCCACTATTTCCATATCTTTTCCACTTAGGTATTCTTTTTCCAAGTGATCTGCCCGTGGCATCCACAATCTTGCCATCATGTACAACAGGGAATACAACCCTGTCTTCCTTTACATCATACATAAGACCTAACTTGTCTGCATTCAAGCCCCACCTGTCACACCATCTGTTCATGTACAGGCCACCACTACGGGATACAACATACTCTGGCAATTCAAACTCAATGTCATCTACAGTTTCAATCTTCTTGAACCTAGCCTTGATATCATCAATGCTCATGCCTACACGGGTGCTACCACTGACAGTACAGCTAACCTTGTAACAATTCCACACAAGATCACCCATGTTGTTGGTGATACTGAATGTATTCTTGCCCCTACATACAGGACAATCCATCCTCTGTGTCTCTCCATCAGACACGTCATAGTTATTTAAGTTTATCATACATGTGTCCTTTCTATATGTATTATATATAATATAATAGTAGTTCGTTGCGGCAGTTAAATGCTTATATCATGCTTTCTTTCTAGCTGTCAAGGCTAATTCTGCACTCTTGTAAGTATTTTTCATGTAGGGTTTGACTGACTGTGGGTTAGCGTGTCCTGTAACCGACATAATCTGTCCTATTCCTACACCTGCCTCTACCATTTCAGTCGTGCCTGTCCTACGTAGATCACTAAGACGTAATTCAGGTGGTAAGTCTGCTGCATCCATTAGCCTACGTGCATAATGTGGTAGCTTGTATACCGAATAGGGCAGGTACTCACCCTGATATGGCTCTGGTCTTGGTGCAACGTAGGGTTGGAAACCAAAATCCTTTTCCTGTTCTACTAACATGCCATACAAATCCTCTTCAATAGGCAGAAAAACTTCCGCATTACGCTTGGATTGTTTGATATGCACTGACCTATTTGTAAAGTCTACCCTATCCCATGTAAGCAAACGCATGTCACCTACACGTTGACACCATTCGTATGCCATGTGTGCAATCAAACCTATGTTACGGGTGCTAAAATCGCTGTACGCTACGTCTAGCAGTCTCTTGACATCTTCCCTACCCCAAACAATCCTGCGCGGCTCAGTGGACCTTCTACGCACGATAGCGAAGGGATTGGTTTTTATATGCTCCATTCGTATGGCATAGTTTAGTAGCATGGTGGTGGCAGATACTATGTGATTAGCAAAGGCCAATCCCCTGTCGCACCACCCATCATAGGCCAGCTTTGCTTGCTTGGTTGTTATATCAGACAACTTCATGTCGTTGAATGTTTTGTTGCCGACATCAGTTGACGATGCAAAGTTTAGAAGATAACTATACTGTGCCTTAGTTTCATCACGTAAGTGTTTGAAATCATGGGAAGAATAGTATTCATCCTTTAGTTCTTTAATAGTTAGCATTAGTATTTCCTTTCATAAAACTCAAACTGGTACTCTTTGCAGAACTCTTCTACAGTATCTAGTTTACTAGGCAACCTGTCGACTGTATATATATTTTTTTTGAGATATCTAAGTGCCTCCTCTTCTGTATCGAACTCCACATATCTTTCTTCAGTATAATCTGTATCACCTATACCATCATACTGAAAATCTTCTACATCAACCCAGCTTTTCCATACATATTTTTTCTTGAACTGCTGTTGACATGTAGACGTTACACCCCTTGGGGTATGCCACCATTTAATGTAGTCTCCTATTCTCCAAGACAATTTTAGTATCCACATGGGTGGGTCAACGTCCTCTTTTATCTCCATCCAAATCCCCCACCAACGGGTGGGAGACTCTATCTTTTTTGTTTCAGCATCATAGAACACATCAATTAAAGTATAGCGTTCCAATACACCATCTGAATTATAAACACCCATTATGCTGCTTCCAGTTGTCTGAACTGTGGTGTTTCAATCCACTTGGCTACACTAATCTCACGTTTGAACATGTTCACAGACTGCGTATCCTTGCCTGTCTCACGTAGCTTGAAACCATTCTGCTCATCAGCATACGTTGCGTAGTTAGTAAAGGCAGAGTACAGAGCAAACAGATTGTCACCACGATTAGTCACCTCTGAACGATACAGACTATACATCTTCTCTGGATTAGCATCCTTCACAATATCTTTCAGCAGGTCTTTAACATTGACTTGCATAAGACTAGAGTTAGCCCAGCGTTGCATCTGCTTGGCATGTTCGTTGAAGTCTTGCTGTGATTTTTTTAGATCACTGGCAAACTTTTCCATGCACAGACCTGCTGTATTCTTACGCATTACCCTGTCGTGATTGCCCCTGATCTGACCATTGAGGCAGAAGAAATCAATAGCACCAAAGATAGCTGTGTTAGAACATGTGCCATCCACACCATGCAGTGCAATGATACGCTTCATCAGACTAAACTCTTTCTTATCAGTCTGAATCTTCTTTACCACATTAGGCAAACGCATGTCCATCATAGCCCAGCCATTATTGTGGGCATCCTTCCATGTAATCTCTGCACCCTCCATGTCATGTGGTGACATGTTGTCTGTTGTGGCATTGATTACTTTGTTAAAGAACTCACCATGTGGCACACAGTTAAAGCCCTTGCCGACAATAGCAATGTATTCGTCAGTGTTCTTGTTGACTACATATTTTTTGTCAGGCATTTTGGTAGTTTCATATCCTACTTCAAAGTCGATATTCTCTGGGATAAATTCAAAAGGCATGTCTCATTCTCCTATTATACAATGTTAAACTTAGTGCGAACTTGGGCTACTACATCTTCTAATTCTTGAAGATCAAACGCTGACAGGTATCGCACCCCACCATTACATACATTGCCACCAGTGTCTACAACTCTATGTGCTTTATCTGCAATGTCTATGATAAGTTGTACCATATCTTTTGGCATGGCGTCAATAACTTTCTGACGTTCTGCACGTTCTTTCTCACGTTCCTTTGCCCAATATTCGCAGCGTTCCTCGTGTGTCATGTTCTCATACTTCTTTGCCATGCTATTTCTCCTCTACAAGTTCTGTTAGTAATTTTTCAATTCTACCCATGAGAACATTGATTGTGGTTGCAATATGTCCTGTGTCGGTAGGTTGCATATGTGCTTCCAGTTGTCTCACCTCCTCAATTAAGGCGAGAATGTGTTGTTTATATGTTTCTCTGTACATTTTCTATGTCCTTTCTTATGTCATGTGCCTTATCCTCTAGCAGATAAACAATTTCATCTGCAAAGTCATCATCGGTACTTTTAAACCAATCAGCCCAGTGTTCTAGGGATTGTACAAATGCCAACTTATTTTCCTCTTTCTTTTGTTTGAGGTGTATATTCCACGAAGACATATTGTCACTATCCCACACTACATGAACAGCGTCTTCATGTGCTGCGTCATAGTCGTTACCCTCACACTCAAACGTATACTCCACACATACTGTGGCTTGCCATAGCTTACTCATATAAACCTCCCTATTAATCCAATTACAAGTTGATAAAACA